TAACGGCAATTCCTACACAGTAGAGGCCAAGGACACTTCTGGCAATACTGTACTGGCTAACGGGTCAGATACAGGTAACAGTGGCGGCAGCACAGTAGGCACCTACCAGATCAATACGGGTAACGAGATTGAGGTACCGTTTACTGGTTGGGGTGCAGGGCGTTGGGGTACTGGGACGTGGGGTACAGGTGGTACAACATTGGCGCCTATGCGTATCTGGAGTCAGTCTAACTTCGGTGAGGACTTATTCTTTGCCCACAGGGGCGGAGCACCATACTACTGGGACGCAAGTAACGGGGTTAATACACGTGCTGTTGCTGTAAGTTCTTTGGGAGGTGCGTCCGATGTACCTACTGTAGTAAATCTAGCGTTTGTATCTGACATATTCCGCTTTGCGTTCTGTTTTGGGGCAAACGAGATTGGTAGTGCTGGCATAGACCCTATGCTTATCCGATGGTCAGACCAAGAAGACGCAGCTAACTGGACACCTGCGGCTACTAACCAAGCAGGTAGTTTACGTCTGTCAGAAGGTACAGAAATCGTAGACGCTATCCAAGCACGCCAAGAAGTGTTGGTCTGGTCAGATGCAGCCCTGTACGGCCTACAGTATCTAGGTGCTCCAGAGGTATGGGGAGCGCAGCTCCTTGGCTCAAACATTACCATAGCTGGGCCGAATTCGGCTGTGTACTCAAACAACATTGCCTACTGGATGGGCATAAACAAGTTTTACTACTACGATGGTACTGTTAAGACACTACCTTGCGAGTTGCGTAGCTATATATTTGATGACTTTAACCAAGGCCAAGCTGACCAAGTAATCTGCGGCTCCAACGAGCAGTTTGACGAAATATGGTGGTTTTATTGTTCTGCGGGCGCTACTCAAAATGACCGCTACGTGGTGTATAACTACGTACAAAACATCTGGTACTACGGTAATCTGGCACGATCTGCATGGCTTGACTCTGACCTACGTGATTTCCCCATAGCTGCTACTTTTAGTAACAAACTGGTTAACCACGAGAAAGGCGTGGACGACAACGAGACAGGCGTCCCTGCGGCCATACCGGCTAGTATAACCTCGACACAGTTTGATCTGGATGACGGGGATCGGTTTATGTTGGTTAACAAGATGTTGCCAGACATGACCTTTGAGGGTTCTACAACCGGTGCCCCAGCAGCCACGATGACTCTAAACCCTTTGAAAGACTCAGGTTCTGGGCGGTATAACCCAGCTTCTGTGGGCGGGAATAGCAACGCTACTGTTACTAGAACAGCCACAGTGCCTGTAGAAGAGTTTACCGGGCAGGTCTTTACACGGGTACGGGGTAGGCAGATGTCGATTAAGATTGAGTCTACAGCAGCAGGAGTAACGTGGAAACTAGGCGCACCTAGGATGGATATGCGGCCTGACGGTAGGAGGGGCTAGTGGCATCGCGGGATAGTATAAACAAGGTAGAAGCTCCCGCCCTGCCGATACCACCTGAAACGAATATTCTGCGGACATACTTAGATGACCTGAATAATATTTTGCGTTTGTTTTTCAATAGGTTAGCTAATAATGTAAACTTGCTAACAGGTGCTTATGGGGGACAGTTTATAGAGTCCCCTAACGGTAAGTTCTTTTCTACGGTGGATCAGACTGCTGCGTCAACAGGCACGGCCTATGCGTTGCAGTTTGAGAATACGTATTTAGGGGAAGCCATAAGTGTAACAGGCACCCCAAAAACAAGAATAACTCCAGTACATTCAGGGGTTTACAACTTTGAGCTTTCGGTAGAGCTAACTAGTACCAATGCTAACTCTAAGGAGTTGTCCTTCTGGGTGCGGAGAAGCGGAGTAGACATAGCGAACACTGGCAGGATGCACGTCGTAGCAGGTTCTGGTGGTGTAGATGATTTTGAATACAGTTTTACCATAGATATAACAGCAGGGCAGTACATAGAACTTATGTGGGCAACAGACGATACAGGCATAACAATAGATTATATGGCGGCTTCAAGCCCCCGCCCTGCCGTACCGTCTACTCTAGTAACCGTAGTTCTTGTTTCAGCACTGCCTGAAACACTGCCGACACCGTAGGTAAGAGATGAGTGATAAAGTAAAAAAGTTTGATGCAGGGGGTAGCATCCTTGACCAGTCAAACATAGCCGGTCAAATATTTGCCCAGCAACCATCTGGCATAGGTTCGGCAGGCACTCCACTCGATCTAAGCAGTATTCAGCAAAGCTACGCCAGTACGTTTCCTATGGATTTGGACTATATGGACATGCTGGAGGAGGCTGCGGATAAAGAAGAGTTTAGGATGCAGGGGGTTACAGATGCCCCTACTTTGGAACAGAGACAGATAGAGGCCGCTCAAGACCACATAGACGCGCTTAGTGACTACATAGGTTCAGCAAATTCCAAAAATAAACAAGCGTTAGATGATGCAAAACAAAATCTTGTCGAGTTAGATGTATCTCGTGACCAAATAGAAAGTGTTACAAATTTTAGGTTTCCAGAAGGAATAGACGCTTCCAAAGGTATTGAAGGTGTTATGGGGCCGTCTATCGGCGGAGTTGCTAGTCAAATAGGACAAGCAGGACTCGATCTTATAGGCGGTACCGGACAAACTTTTTCCGATATAGTTACATTAGGTACAGGCCCAGAGGTAGCGCAGACGCTGTTAGACCCTGTGTCTATATTATTGGGCGGTCTTGGCGGGACTATAAACTACGGGCAAAGCGGGACAACTACGCCTCTTATTGTAGGCAAAACCACTAAAACTGGTATGCCCGTAGGGATAAACATACCTGACCCGAGGTCTATTCTTGAGGGTGGATTAGGTACTCTTATACCGGGTGCTGCGGGGGTAGCGGGAGCAGCAGGGGTTTTAAATACGTTAGGAAATCAAGACCCGCAAGACCCTTCAGATGGTGTAGGTGTTACACCAGCCGCAGTGCTAACTGCTGCCGCAGCCGCAGACGACTCAAAAATAGGAGACCCTAATGGAGATAGCAATAGCAGTGGGAATAATACTGTCGATAATAGTAGTGGTTCAGACACTTTAGATGTACCTACGGATTCTCAACCTAAATTTACTCCGGTGGATATAGCAGTAGGTAGTGTTGACTCCGATACTCCCACAATAAGAGCTGGGGGAAGGGACATAGTAGGAAGTAGTGTTGACTCCGATACTCCCACAATAAGAGCTGGGGGAAGGGACATAGTTGGGAACACGCTAAGCGACGACGAAATAGATAGAATACTAGCAGGTGGAATGCCCGCAGTTGCCGGTGGGTACGACGACCCTAGCACAACACCCTCAATTAAAACCGGAGCAGCTCCTGTTGAAAGTGGCGATGCTGGTGGAGGTGGTGGAGGTGGTGGAGGTGGCGGCACTACAGCCCCATCAGGCGGTATTCGTACAGTATCTGGTGGTCCCGGCCCTAGTGTAGACATCGACTATCTATATGACTTTGCAAGAGGCTTAGAACAACCTTTTCAAGCTACAGAAGAAGAGGAAGAAGACATAGTAAGAGCCGCAGAGGGTGGTATGATAGGCAATACAGACGATTTTGAGAGAATACTTCGTATATTACGAGGCGGGTAAGATGAAATTATTTGGGAAAGAAGTAAGTCCTGAAACACTCGGCATTCTAGGTGCCGGACTCGGTGGAATACTGGGGGCAACGGGTGGAAAAGGGCAAACTAGCGGTACACAAGGCTATACGGGCGGTATTCCTGATTATACAGCTACTCGCACGCTTGTACCCGGCGCTTTTGATTCTACAGGCAGACGGCCCGGCGAAGCCGGTAGACGGTATTTCACGGATGTAGATTTTACGCGTGGCCCCGATAACGCCATATTAGGCGGTGCAGAGATAGCTGCTATGAACCAAGCGGCCCTAGAGCAACAGCAAGCCTATGAAGCTGCTGGTCAAGAACTACTGGGGCTTGCAGCACAACCAGCAACGCAACCAGCAGCGCAACCAGCAGCGCAACCAGCAGCGCAACCAGCAGCGCAACCAGCAGATACAACAGCTACTCTTACTGACACTTTAGGGCAAGAAGGTATAGCTAATCTTCTTTCCAACATAACCGGTATATTTGGCGGCGGTGCAGGTGCTACACCAACAGCACAACCAGCAGTACAACCAACAGTACAACCAGCAGCGGTAGATGCAGTAGATGTGCTAACAGACTCTACATCAGCGGATACAACAGCAGATACAACAGCTAACGCGTTTGCTAATTTCCTAGCTCCTTTTTACAACTCAGAATTAACTCCAGCACAACTTATTCAGTTAGGAGATAGTGGGTATGATCTGGCTGAAATTGCTGGTGGGTTAAGTGTAGATGAAAACGCTTTAACAAATGCTATAGCACAAGCAAAAAGTGCCGCGCAGACTCAAAGTATTTTAAACTCCGTTGATCCTTCAGATGGTTTTTCTAAAGAAGAACAGGATAGTGTAGCTAATTTAATTCTTGAGGGGCAAACAGGCATAGGTAACGTAGCGGAACAATATGGCCTAGACGATATGGATGTAATAGCAGGGTTATTTAAGGGTGGATATGAAGCTCCCGCAGAAATAATAGAACGTATAGCGGCAAATAACCCCGGACTTACCGAAGTACAACTCATGGAAAATTTGCTAGCGCAGGGCCGTGCAACACCAGAAGAAATAGCGGCTTACTACAGCGATAACGCCGCCTATCCTCAATATGCAGGGATTACAGCCGCTGATATTCGAGCTTATGCGAAAGAGCGAGGGATTGAAGGGTTTGCAGCAGGCGGTATGGCCCAAGGCCAAGGCTACTACTTAGGTGGCCCTACTGACGGTATGGCTGATCTCGTGCCTGCAACAATAGATGGATCACAGCCCGCTGCTTTGAGTGACGGTGAATTTGTAGTACCCGCTGATGTGGTAAGTCATTTAGGCAATGGCAACTCAGACGCAGGGGCAAAACAATTATATTCAATGATGGACAGGGTGCGAACAGAACGCACTGGGACTACTAAGCAAGGCCCAGAGATCAACCCTACCAAGATGATGCCAGCATAGGAAAACATAAATGAGTAATAGAGCATTAGGCCAATCTAGTTCTTTATCCCCCTATGCAGGGCCATATGTCACTGAAATGTTGGGGCGGGGGCAAGCTCTTGCCTCTATGCCCTATCAGGCATATATGGGGCCGCTCTCTGCCGGAGAGTCACAACTACAGCAACAAGCATTTAGCGGGCTTGGTTCTTTGGCTATGCCCGGTGCTAGTGCCGCAGGATCTTTTACAGGTGCAGCCTACCAGCCGCTTAGCCCGGAACAGATTACGGGTGGTGAAACACCACAGCCGTATGCGGGGATGACTCCTTTACAGTTTGCTGAATCTGGAGGGCTAGGGGCAGACGCTGACCCTGTAGCTATGCAAGCAGCACAACAAATGCAGACACAAAGCCCTGTTCAACAGTACATGAACCCATACTTGCAAGCTGCGCTTGAACCGCAGTATGCCGCAGCACAAAGACAGGCTGATATTGCACAGCAAGCATTACAAAGCCAGTATGCTAAAGCGGGTGCTTATGGTGGTTCACGCCAAGGTGTGGCCGAAGCAGAGCTGCAACGTGGTCTTCTGGATAGGCTAGCAGGTATAACAGGCCAAGGTTACTCACAAGCCTATGACAAGGCGGCTGACTTATTTGGTCGTGAGCAAGACTACGGCCTTCGTGCGTTAGCCGCACAGCAAACAGGCGGTGCACAGCAGCGTGCCATAGAGCAACAGGGCGTACAGGCAGACATAGGGCAGTTTAGAGAAGAACGAGACTACCCTTACAAGCAAGTACAGTACATGCAGTCATTACTACAGGGACTGCCAATATCTACACAAAGCTATCAGTATGCTGAACCCAGCAGTACAAGCCAGTTTATGAGTGGTGCGGGTGGTATTTTAGGGCTACTTGATACTATGGGTCTGTTTGGAGATAAAGACTAATGGCTGGCATAGACACAGAATTAAGAATGAGAGAAATGGCTGCTGGTGGTAATCCTCAAGCAGCACAGCAAAGGTACGCGCAAAGCAAAAGTCTTATGGACTTACTTGTTGCTCAAAAAGTGAGCAATGATTACGCGTCAGCACGAAATGCTATGCAAGCGGCTACACAAGCCCCGGCAGGTACAGTTAGAGATCAACTGGACATGTCTAACGCACAAGTTACCAAGAATGACATGATGCGTTCAGTAATGCCGGGAGTACAGATGAAAGCTGCTCGTGACTCACAGGCCATGCAGCGCCGAGCTATGGGAGTACCCAGCCAACCTGCACCCAACATCCGTATGGCGGATGGCGGTATTGTGGGGTACAAAGATGGTGGCCTCTTAGACAGAATAATGAATTACATTAGGTCTATAGAGTTTGGGGGCACAAGCAGAGAGGCGGATCAATATAATAGAGAAGTTATGGAAGCCCTTAATCAAAGAGATATAGGAAGACGAGTAGAAACTCCACCTCCTATGCCTCGCCCTGATGATAGAGCACCAAGAGCGGCTGTATCAGGCGCCCCTACTCGCGCCGAGAAGTTCTCTCAAATGTTTCCTAAAGCACGTGAAGCGGTCAATCAAGGTGACGGTAGTGCTATGGGCGGTCTGCAATACCTACAAATGGTAGGCAGAAAGCAGCAAGAAGCCAAAGAAGAGGAAGCACGCAGAGCAGCTAACTACATAAAGATGTTAGCGCGATCTCAAGACATGATAGACGAGGTAGACCCTGCTAATACCCTACCGCCTGAAATTACTGCGTTCGCCCCCGGCGGAGGTGTAGAAGGGGGTAGTTCAATCACGGAAGATTTTGATATTGGGCGTGGGCCTTTTGAAGCTGCATACGATTTTATAGTGTCACAAATAGGTTCAGAAGGACGTAGAAGACAAGAGGAAGAAACTCAAAGACAAGCAATACAAGAGCAATATCCGGATGCTAGTCGGTCTCAAGTAGAAGCAGCGTTAGCAGTACAAAGATATGGCAGAGGCGCTACTACACCTACTCCTACAACTACTGACACAGGCGTAACTAAAGAGCAGTTTGACGCAGCTACTGCGGGGCCAGCTATACCAAAAGACGAGCAGAAATTTATTACTGATCCCACTGCAATAGATGTTTTACGACAGTTACAAACTGGCCCTGTGCGACCCCAAGAAGAACCAGAAGAAAAGAAAGGCATATTCGACAACGTAGATATTGGTCGCCTACAGGCTTTCCTAGCTGGTGGTGCTGGACAAACAAGTACCGCAGGTGCGTTAGGTGGTGGACTACGAGG